TGAAGCTGATGCTGTCTCCCTTTGTGGCAAGGTTCGTTGCCGGGATACCGAAGATGACACGGTAGAGCCAGAAGTATCGGTATTTGCCGTTGCTCTTCTTCGCCCGGAATCCCACCGCGACCGGCGACGGCATGCCTTCGCCCTGCGAAATCACCACGCCGTTGTCGTCGATCACCGCACCGACCAGGTCGCCCGCAACCGCCGCGCCTATGTCGTTAATCCCGAGAGACAGTTTCCCGCTTTTGAATTCCTTCACGACCTCCGCCGCGGAATCGTCGGCAAACAGCGTCGCTTCGTTCAGTTCAATCTCCAAATCCGCGGAGATCGCTTTTGCCAATAGTTGCGGCGTGCCATATGTTTCATCTCCGGCGGTGTCTTCCGTAATCTTGGAATAATACAGCCGGTCCAATCCAACAGTGGCCATTTATGTTTCCTCCCTTTCTTGCATTACATCAACGGAATAATGGTGGTAACCTGTATCAGCCTCATACTCGATATACCGACGATCAGTTACCACAAAACCCGCTGTCAGCAGCATGCGGACAAGTAAATCCTTCTTTTGTGTATAGTTCCTCTTCGAAAAAAACGACAGACGCGCCTCTTCGATGTTCATGCCAGGCGCGTCGTCCGAAAACAGTGCGAAGTGCTCCGAGATCGGCGTGATCACGACATACTCGTCCGGCGCGGTACCTGAGAAAACGCCGGTTTCCATAGGAAGTCCAGCGCTTTCAATGATCGAATTCAGTTCTTCCAGCATACTCACGTGAGTTTTAGTTCCTCCTTCAGCACGGTTTGCATCGCCTCGATACACGGGGCCTTGCTCGAAGACTTCGTCTGTTTCAGAAACGGCTTCGGCGGCTGGCCGCTTTTACCGTATTCGAGAAGGTTTGCGAGCATTGCGTTGTTCGCGTCGCCGCGCCCCTCCGCAAATCCGACTTTGACGTCGTAATTGCCCATGTCGTTCACCTTGACGGGGGAAACACCCAGCGCTGCCAGCAGCTTGCCGGTAGAGCGGGATTTGTTTTTCGTGCCCCGGCCGATCGCCGCATGCAGGTTTGCCTGCATTTTTTCAAAGACGACCTTCCCGCCAGCCTCCAGCGCTTTTGGGATCGCGGTATCCGTTTTCGCCGCAATCTTTGTGAGTTGATCCATGAACGCCGTTGGAAGCTGAATCGATACTTTAGCCATTCGCAGCCTCCGTTTGCTTCGCCAGCACCTCGAGATACATCTTCTTACCCTTGACATCCTCAACCGACGTAATTTCAAACCGATCTTTGCCACAGAGCAGCACATGTTCAGTGGAAACGTTTATCGCGGGAATCACACGGAACCGAAATAAATCCGTCGCTTCAGAGAAAGCGGCACGATTGACCCATTTCTGCGAACCGTGCCGTCCTTCTCTGTAGGCATGAAGGGAGGCAAGTATGGTATCCGTTTTCGTTGCGAAGCCTTCCGCGTCCTTGACGATCGTTTCCTCCGCGATCGAGATATTTACATTCATTTTGCCAAAGCTCATGAAACCTTCCAATCCCGATCCAAGCGCAGAAGCGTGTTAACCACTGCCCAAGTCTGCTGGCCCGCCTGCACGTTATCCGCGAAGAATCCGCCCGTGCTGCCGTCCCGACTCTCGTAGAAATGGGAAGCCAGCATGATTACGGCCTGCTCAGTCGTTGCCGGCATGGCTGCCGCTTCGTAGGTTCCCGCAGTCAGATGCTGATAGCTTTCGGCATATGCAACCGCGGCGTCGATCAGGCGTTGCAGTAATTCATCGTCCACATCATGCTCGAGGATCAGGTTCGCTTTGACCTTCTCCAGCAACGTGCTCATATCGTTACTCGTCCGCCGCCATGATTCCGGCAGCCTTTAGCGCGGCAAGCAGCGTATTGAATTCCGTAACGAGTCCGGATAGCTCCGTCGCTGTACTGGCAGCCTGGTTTGCCGCGAGCAGGACACCGCCCAGCGCAGCTGCTTCTGCCGCGGGTAGCGTATACGGCGGAACATAGAGTTTGTGATCCTCTCCGATCTTTGCTTCCAAGGTGTCCGTTTCCGTCTTCGCCGCTGCTAGGATGCCGCCAATCGCTACTTCCGTTGCCGCAGCAACCGAAGCGGGAGGAAGCCCCGTCACCGAGGCCCCCTCCAGAATCTCCAGCGATCCGCCGATCACCAGCCGATCGCCGCCCTGCGCCATGTAGTTCTTTGCGTTATACTCCATATGCGCTTCCTCTTACGCTTTCTGCTGCAGGACCTTGATCGCTTCCGGCAGGATGAGCTTGCCATCCACGCGCTGCGTCGCCATGAAGCCGACCTGGCCGGTGGTAGCAAACAGCTCATTCAGGCGCTTGAAAGAACGGCCCTGCCGGTCGGCGATCCAGTAGTAGGAGAAATCGCCGAACGCGATCGACTTTGCGCCCGCCGCGATCGTCGGAACATACGCCGACGTCTGCACCGGACGATTCAGAATGGAATCGGGGGTGTTGGCCGTCAGTGCCGGCTGCCAGAGATACTGGCCCTGTCCATCTTTCAGCTTGCGGATCGCCTTCACCGTCGCGTCGTTCATGACGAAAACGGCTTTCTTCCTGTACGGCGATTTCAGGCTGTAGAACAGGTCGAGCACTTCATCAACGGTAATTGCCGCGGACGCAGCCGCGGTGACGCCGACCTGCGCGCCGCCGGTCGTGTGGAAGATACCAGTCGGTTTTCCGTCTGCATCTCCGACGAAGAAAGCTTCCTCCTCCTTATGCCCAATCCTGCGAGCGAATTCCGTCGTGATATAGCTCTGCAGATCGAACACAGAGTCGTTGAGCAGCTCGTCCGATACCTTGATGAACGTGCCGAGTTTGAATGCACCAATCGAGGTCTGACCGAACGCTTCATCGCTTTCAGGGACAAGTTCTTCTTCGTCCAGCCAGGATGCGGAGCCGTGTGTCGTGACGACGGGGATCTTACGATCGCCGCTCGACGTCTGGATTACCCGTGCGAGCTTACGGAAGATATTCTCTTCCTCGAGCGAGTCGATGAGAACGCGTTCGAATTCGTCGGGCGCGAGATACCCGCCTTCGCTGTCGGTGCCGATCTGAAGCGCATTGACCACATCGTAGCGCGGATTTTTCGCGCGCATGACGTTCCAGAACGCCTTTTTATACTCGTCGGATGCGCGGCCGGATTTCGTATCCATGCCGTTTGCGGCAGGCTTGTTCGTCAGAGGGTCGGCGGTGGGTTTATTCAGTTCGGCGTCCAGAGCAGCCTGACGCTCCAGCCGATCGATCTCTTTACCGAGATTGACGACGTCGGTCTCCATTTTTTCGTAGGTTGCTACGTCCTCGGCAGAGAGTAGGCCGTCCGTACCTCGCTTGGTGTCCAAGAACGCTTTTGCCGCATCCCATGCCTTGGCGCGCTTTTCGCGCAGTTCCTGAATTTGGTTCATGTTTGTTTCTCCTTTTCATGCTTTCAAAAGATTGAGCCGCTGTTCAAGCGGCTCTGCGGGAAATTTCGGTTCGGGTTTCGGCAGCTTGTCCAATAGCGAGTTCGTCACCGCTCTGCGACTGAACTGGTATCCGGTGATTGGAATGGCATTGGTTACAGCCGTGTCCCGCGTCAGCATACTGTCGGCAAAGCCGAGTTCGATCGCTTTCTGTGCGTTAAGCCAGGTTTCCGCGTCCATGAAATTCGAGATTTTAAGACGCGAGAGCCCAGTCTTTAAGGCATACGCGTTGATGATGCTTTCCTTCACCTCGTCCAGCATGGCGATCGCCTTTTGCATTTCTTCGCTGTCGCCGATGGCCACCGTCAGCGGATTGTGCAGCATGAGCAAACTCGTCGGCGCCATGAGTACCTCCGTGCCTGCCATTGCGATCACCGACGCGGCGCTTGCCGCGATGCCGTCGATCTTGACCGTGACGTTGCCTTTGTACTCGATGAGCATGGTATAGATTTGGCTTGCTGCAACGCAGTCGCCGCCCGGGCTGTTTACATATAGAACAATGTCACCATTACCGGCGTTCAACTGTTCTCGAAACAATTTCGGCGTAACCTCGTCGTCAAACCAACTCTCTTCAGCGATCACGCCGTCGATGGTAAGCGTACGGGTGCCGTCTTCGTTTCGCACCCAATTCCAAAAATTTCTCAAGAAGAGTCCTCCTGTCCGTTCGTTTTCTGCTTCCCGCTTCTATGCGGCGTTTTTGCGTTCGTCCCGTTGTCCTCAGAATTCGCTTCAGGTGCGATCACTCTTTGCTGTGGGGAGGCAAGGAGCATCATGGCACCATTGATGAGATACAGATCACCACCGAGTTCTGGCTCGATACGATCAAGGTTTTCAAGCTCGCGGATGTCGTTCGCGCTCATCCATCCGTTTTGCCGTGCGGTGGCATAGCCAGTCATGCGAGATGCATAGTCGCCGCGCAAAAGACCGTCCACGTTGAACTTGATAAAGTACGTCGCCTTTTCGCTTTCGCTGAACAGCGCTCGGCACATGCTCTGCTCCCAGCGCACGACCCAGGGGTCGAGGGTGTATTTCACGAACTCCAGCGATTGCTGCTCGATGTTGCTGAACGAGGATTTCTCCAAGTCCGCCAGCATATGCGGCGGAACACGGAAAATGCGCGCAATCTCGTTGATCTGAAACTTGCGCGTCTCCAGAAACTGCGCCTGCTCCGGCGCGATGCCGATGGCTGTATATTTCATGCCTTCTTCGAGTACTGCGATCTTATGCGAGTTCGCACTGCCCTGATACGCCGCGTTCCAGCTTTCTTTGACCCGAATCGGATCCTTGATCGTGCCGGGATGCTCTAACACACCTGCCGGAGCAGCGCCGTTGGCAAAGAACTTCGCGCCATACTCCTCTGTCGCAATCGCGAGGCCGATGGCGTTCTTCGCCATAGCAATCGGGCTGTAGCCGATCAAACCATCGAACCCCAGTCCGGGGATATGCAGCACGTCCGAGGGAGAAAGGGTCACCTGTGTCGATTTGCCGAGTGTGGTCGGATCCTCCGCCCCGCGCTGATACAAATAAAAAAGCCGGCCGCTTTGATCACGGTCGACTGTCATTTTGTTCGGCATG